GTCAAGCATTTCTTCTGCTGCGTCTGCATCAAGCCCTGCGCCACCATCTACTACCTTCTGTGTTTCTGAATCTACCACGTTGTATTTTGTTTTATCTTTTGGATCCTGCACCATGATAAATTGTTTGTCTTTTTCCTGTACGCCAGGTGTTGTAGGATCCGTATCAACTGGTCCGTCATCTGTTGCTGCTGTGTCGTCTCCGCCTGCATTGGTATCTGCCGCGCCGGTGTCAGTGGTGCTTGAACCTTCATCGCCTGCTGTTGAATCCGTAGGACTATCTGCATTTGTTTCTGAATCTGCTGCTGTTTCATCTTTATCACCATCCGGTGCATCCGTTGCCGCTGGAACTTCAATCTTCATCGAATCATATGTTCCTTTAATAACATCATCATTGACTCCAGCCTTTTTGAGGATGTCATATATTTCTGCACTGTCAGGTGGCGATCCTGCTTCCTTCCATTGTCTGTTTAATTTTTCTGCCGTTACCTTTGTGGTAATCTGTTTGGCTGCTCCACCAATTGCACTTGCAGCCGTCTTGGCACCCTGTTTAATTTTTCCACCTATCTTGCTGAGCAGTCCTGGTTTCTTTTCTGCTTCTGGTTCTGCTACCGCAGGCTCTGCCTCGTTTATGGTCTGCCTATTGTAGTGTGCGACTGCATCAAACACACTTTCAAACATCAGTTTGCTTTCTAACATGTGTGTGTTTACTTTTTCAATTCTGTTGAACAGCATGTAAATCTGTCCTTCTGAAAGTCTTTTTACTTTATAGTCTATTGATTCTTGTGCTGGTTCTGCATTGGCCGGAACTACTTTTTTGTCCTGCAATGCTACACTCATAGCAACCGCTGATGCTGCTGCTCCAATACTCTTGGCAAGGTCCTGTTTAAATGTATCAACTACTACACTAATGCCCGCTTTGGAATCAGCAGATACTCCGGTGTATTCATTCATAAACTGAAATAATTTTTCAGTATCTTCGTCTGATAAGTTTGCTTTATCGATGGCATCCCATACTGGATGAGTTGGTTGAGTAGTGACTTCTTGTACTGCAAATACCGGATCGCCATTAGCATCAACACCTTCAATTGTTACTGAACTCGTAAATGAAATTGGAGGTTCAATGCCTCCCACGCTTGTGCTAACTGTTGATTTAAATTGATCGCCTACTTTTATTTCTGCACCATCTGGTAGTGTTGTTGATCCTAGTTCAGGAGCGTCACCTGTCCAGGCCGAAGCACTTGAAGTATTTGCTGAAATATTTTGTCCCATAAATTCTGCATCAGCCATTCCTTTTTCCATTTGGAACATCTTTTGCAACTGGTCGGAATCAATACCTTTTGATTTTGCCCATTCAGCAACTTCAGGTGCTATGTCTGGTTCTGTGTCAAAGTTAATTCCTGCTTTTTTAAGTTGATCTGCACTTACAGGTTCTGCTTTAACCGTTTCAACCGTTGAAGCATCTGTAGCACCACCGTCGGGCGTGCCTGCATCTTGATCACCGTATTCACCGTCATCGCCTGGTAATTCTGTTTTATCAACGCCAACGTCAGTTGTGGTTGTTGTGTCTCTTGCTAGATCTGAACCTTCAAGGCCAGCGTGATTTGCTAGTGCATCTCTGCCACCTAGTTCATTAATTTTTGCACTTACTTCTTCAAATTCTGCTTGGAATACTTCTAGTTCTTCACCTGAAAGATTTTTAAGTGCTGTCTCTAGTGCATTCTGTGTCTTAAGCAAATCTTCCGCTGCTTCTGGTGCAAGATTTTCAATGCTCGTGGCCTTCATTCCTTCCAAAGCACCTACATCAATTGACTGTCCGTCACTGGCAATAAGTGTTTGTGCAACGTCTGGATCAACTAGATCACCAATCAGTTCAATACCAGCACCAATACCAGCACCAGCAATACCTGTCATTGCTGACTTACCAATTGCTGTTGAAAGGTCCTTGCCTTGTAGAATATCTTTTGTAGCACGACCGAGGAAACCGCCTACCAAACCGCCCAGTGGTCCTGCCGCTAGTGCAGCCGCCGCTGTTAGAATTGCAACCGCAACACTTGCTTTGCCTGGATTTTCCTTTGCCCAATCGCTTACTGCTTTTACGGCACTTACTACTTTTGAATCCTTGTCGCCAATTTTTTGTTTAAGTTCATTGAACTTGGCATCCATATTTTGAACTGGACCTGCACTCTTAATTGCAGCCCCTAGTTTATCAATTTCTGCTTTGATTTGACCTGCTGCATTTTTAACAGCATCTGTGCCTTTACCTATTGCTGTTCTGTTATCACCTGCATCGGTTGCTCCCTTTTCAATGCTGGTGAATAGTTGATTAATTTGATCTGCTGTTAGGCTTGCTTCAAGAACAATACGCTCAACATTACTTACAAAAGGCTCAATTACCTTTTGTTCCAATAGAAGCATATAAGTATCATTCCATCCTTCCGTAATGTATCTTTTTTGTATCTGACTTAATCTCATTTTAGCAATCCTAGTAATTCTTTTTTCTGTTCCACATTTAACTGATTTAATTGAGCATTGATGTCCTTTGGTATTCCTGGACGCTGTGTGCCTCCTGATTGGTCTGCGTCTCCGCCTGTCCCAGCATCCTTCATTCCCTGTTTAAATCCACTTAAGAAACCTCCAGCACCGCCCTGTGCTGCATCGTCACCGCTCACTGAACCCTGTGCGCCCTTGTTGGCATCAACGCCACCTTCCTGCTGTTGCACATAATCCTTTGCGGCTGCCATAAAAATTTTATCCAGTTGTCCGCCAGTAAATCCCTCCATGATAGGATTAGAATCATTTTCAAAAGAACTATTTGCTACTTTCTTGATTGGCTGTGATTTGTTTGCCTTTACACCTGACATGGAAATGTTATCATCAGTCTGCGATGGAATTTTTTGCACAGCACCACCGCCTCCGCCTGGAGGTGGAGTAGTAGTTGGTGCCGTCTTGGTCTGCGCCTGTTGTGATCCTGTCTTTGCTCCTGCAACAACGTCCTTTGCTAAATTTTTAGCACCCGTTGCTAACTTTCCTAATTTTTCTCCTGCCCCAGATGCTGCTTTGCCCAATGCAGTTCCTGCCTTCTGTGCAAATGTGGGTTCCTTCATGACCGTTTCTGCGCCTGCCGTAGGATAACCATTTTTCTTTAGGAATTGCAGTACCAACTCGGGTGTTGCACCCTCGCCAGTGTCTGCCTTGCCTAGATAAACGTCAAACTTATCGGAAATTTCATTTGCAACTGCGCCTATTTCAAGTTTGCCCTTGGCTCTACGACCCGCTCTGCCCGGAACAAGAGTTTGTGCCTTTGCTCCAAGTTTGCCCAATATACCCATAGGCCTTTCATCTAGTTGCTGTTCTGTGATAATTTCGTTTAAACGCATTGATTAACTTTCCATAACTGTTATGTAGTGTTATTTATTCCATTGTTAATTTTATATTGTAAGTAAGATCTAAAGATCTTATGCGTTTTCGCTTGCGCTCAACGCATTTTTCTTCTTTCTTACTTTATATATATATGAACACAACAACTGCGAAGCAGTTTTGTTAGCATCATGTAGATAGTAGAGCCACAATTCGCCCGTTGCCGGGCGAATTGGTTTGTTGAGCTTCATGTGAGTTAGCGTCACCAAACTGTTAAAGAAGATTATAATTTGTAAATCTTACAATTTTTTCTCAGTTTTCTAAGGAAAAATTGTATAACATACAAATTGCACGGAGGCGGCGTACCGTCAACCCCCTACTTCAGCATTCGCATAATACGCGGAAGGCAGTTGATCCCCAACAGTCGAAATCACTTGCCTTGTGGTTGTATCTTTTTCACAGAGCCACATCTTTCATGCCTTAAGTTAGCATTGTCCTTGCAACGCACCAGTATCTGAACGCACACTGCCCGTACGGCAGGCGTCCTCAAGATGGGTCGAGCAGCCCCGACCAAACCATGTTGCTATGTTAAGCCTTGTTTTTGATATGTCTTTCTAGAAGTGCCTTGCGTAATTTGTCTGAACCGCCTACTCTAACATTGATTATGCCATTGTAATATTCGTCTGATTCCAAAACCCTACGATCAAACTGCTCTCTTGCTTCAAGATAGGACATTTCTCCCCTACCGTGGCACATGTAAAGTATTTCTCTCGTAAAGTTTTCTGGGCCTAGTGCTTCCACATCAGCCTGTAGCCTATCGGATGAACCCCAATAGTCCTGCCAGTCCGATTCCTTGTGTCCGCGGCGCTTGTTTTTCTTGCCTTTGAGTGGTGGTTTGGTAGTTTTGAATTTGGCTAGTTTCTTGCCTATGTATTTCTTGTTGTTGGTAGTATTGGTAATGAGATAAACGAAGCCTTCATATTCTTCTGGAATACTGTCAATGATATTGCCTTCAAATGTCCAACTCGGATTCGCCATCAGTCTTACTTACTTTCGACGGACGACCAACCATGCCTTTTCTGGCTTCCTTTCGATCCTGCCTCTTATTTTGGATTTCTAGCCTTCTTACACTTGCAAACTTACGTATCTCCGATAGCCAAAAGCGACTCTTAATTCCGGCTTCGTCTGAATTATGATATTCAAATCTATCCTGCCACTTAAAGTAGTTTTGGAATGCTTCAATCATTTTGTCGTGGTTGTCAGTGCTCATAACCAATTTGGTCCAGTAACGAAATACGTTAGAGTAACTCTTTCTCCTTCTATGACAGGATTTACCTTGTGAGGAATGAAACTAGGGAATATTATGATTGAACCTTGTTTTTCAAAGCCTTTCGGAGTAAGAGGTCCATTTATAAAAAATTCTAATTCTCCACCTCCGTATGATTCTGGACTTAGATTCATTATAGTGGTTAGTTTTATATCATACATCTCACCACCAACTGCATCAGTATGCCAATCATACTCTGCCTTGACATCGGATTTATAGGTTGCTAAATTTACAAAATCAAAATCGCTTGCTGAGAATAGGTTGAAACCAAAAAAATTCTTGTTTATGTCATGCACAATGTTTCGTGCTTTATTCATTTGTTTAATAACAGTCCCATAATCACAAAGTTTTACTTCAGAAGTTTTGGTTACATTTTGTGCGCCAACGGGTTTGGCCTGCGAATTTGCATTTTCTACCACTGCATCATATAGATCTTGGCATTCACTAGCAGTGTATGCTTGTTCTATACAATAATAGTGTGATTTCACTGTACAATCTCCACATCATTAGAATACGAAGTAAATCCATTTTCCTTGATAACTTTTAATACGTGATTAACACGCCCTGCCAAATCGTCTCTGTGCGAAATTAGGAACACGTTCTTGTTTCTTTCACGTGTCATCTTCTTGAGAACCGCAATGGAACTCTCAACACCCGCACTGTCCATACCACTATCAACAAGTTCATCAATGAATAACAAATTAATGCCGTGATATAAACTTTCCCATACATCACGGAATGCCCAACTCAAGGATAAGATAAGCCTATTTCGTTCTCCTCTGCTGAGGTTGTCGAAGTCTAGGTCCTGCCCCAGTTGTGTAATTGTGACGGTTAAATCGTTTTGGAATTCCACAATGTGCGGTAATCCTACCTTAGCCAAATAGTATGTTAGACGCTGATTTAGATATGCCAAATTCTGTTCAATGATCTTCTTACGCACAAATGAATCCTTGTTTGTAAGCAGTTTGTATAGGAAGTCCTGATGATCCTTGACCTTTGAAAGTTCGTTCAGAGTATCAAAACTAACTTCCTGTAGTGCAGTTTCCTTCAAGTCTTCAATCTGTTCCGCATAAGGATTTGTTTCCTCGCTCTTTTTGGCAAGTTCTTTTTGCAAACTCTCGACTGTATTCCTGTGGTTGTATGCTTCTTCCACACTGTCATACTGCGTCACGGGGCAGTTTTCAAGTTCTCCAATGTCTTTTACAACTTTTGCGTGTTCCTCGTGCTGCGCCTCGTTGGTAAGGATCTGCTGTGCAGCCTCCTGCAACATTTCTTCCTTCTGCTTCTTAATTTCTTCCTGCTTGTTATCGTGGATTTCCTGACCACAGGCATAACACTCGTGTTTGTCAATGGATTCCAATTCTTTTTTCAGTTTGGCAATTATTTTTTCTTGCTTTTCGTTATCAGCAGTTATGCTCGCCATCCAACGCTGTGCCTCTTCCAACTTTCTTTTCTTGTCATTAAAAGTTTCCCAACACTTGTGTGCCTCAATTTCTGCTTCGATATTAATCTTTTCTAGGACAGCAATGCTCTGTTTCAGTTCTGCAATAGACTGTTGTTTGCTGTCTTCCCACATTCGCTGTTTGCGCTCAAGGCTTTCTATGTTCTGCTGAATTCTTTCATTAGATGCCTTGACAGTTTCTATCCTTGTATTCTCAGTTGTAATTGCATCTCTATTGAGTCGCATTTTTTCTTTCAATGCTTCTGCTTTTTCTGAAAGCAAGGTAATTCCTAATAACTGTTCAATGATCATTCTCTGATCATTTGGCTTGGAAGCAAGGAATGGTTCTGTGTATGTGTTCAGTGCAAGGATGTGCTTGAACATGTCATGGCTCATGCCAAACAGTGTTTCAATTTCTTTCTGCGTTTCTCGGCTATCGCCCTGTGCTTCATCCTGATCAGTTGGTTCCTGCTCAGTTCCATTGACTGTAAATTTTAATACGTTCGGCTTTCTGCCTCTGTGGATGGAATAATCAATGCCATCCTTTTCAAAATCTATAGTGACCAACATGCCCTTGCCGTTGATCTTGTTGATGAGATTATCTCGCTTGATGTTTGTTAGGGCATTTCCATAGATTGCGTAACTGAGTGCATTGACGATAGTGGTTTTACCAGTGCCGTTTCTGGAACCACTATCATCACCACCCAAGTCAAGGTTTTCTCCTAACACGAGTGTTAGTTCTCCCTTGTCAAAGTCAATGGCCTGGGTCTGATTACCCACGCTCATAAAATTCTTAACCGTAATATTTTTAATTTTTATCATAGGTCTCGATAAATCTCCGTAAGCATACGCTTGTCGTATGTCTCGCTGTCTAACTGTTCTATTTGATTCAACACAATGGTATCAACGCTTTCAAATGAAACATCAATGGGATCAATGTTGCTCTCTATTTCCACCTTTTCAGGAATCAGCATTAATTCACGCAATTTAAACTGCGGAATGAACTGTTCCTTGATGAAGTTTGCTTCTTCAAATGTAATCTGCACGTCAATCGTTACTCGGGCATGCATCTTTTCTCTAAGATGATCCTCGGGTTTTTCCAGCAGTTGGCTCAGTTTAAACGTTCTATACACAGGTTGATCGGGCCAAGTCTTGTATTCAGGCTTGCCACCCCACTCCAGGAACATCATTCCCCTGTCATCATCACCAGCATCCGCGTAGTTGTGCGGAAACGCATTACCAATGTAGGTAACGTTTCCTTTTGTTTGCCTTTGATGGAAGTGTCCTGAGAACACATATTCTTGATTTACAAAATGATTGGCCTGTAGTTCTCCGTGGTCCGGCATTTCTACCATGGCATTCATCTTGAAGTATGGCAGTTCAAAGTGTCCAAACACGTATCTTGATTTAATGTCCCTAACTTTTTTCCACTCTTCACCTACCAACCAAGGCAACAGTGTAACATCACCTTCTGTTAGTTGTTCAGTAATAGGAACGATATTAGGAAACAGTCTCATGAACTCAATACTGTTAATTTCACGCTTATCCTTGTAGAACAAGTCATGGTTACCAACCATGAAATATGTTTTTTCAAATGTTTCGTTTAGTCTTTCTAGATTAGAAACTGTATAGTTCATTGTGCTGACATCTGTGGTCGCACGGTTATGGTGCCAGTCTCCTAAAAATATACAGGTCTCAGCACCAGCGGCTTTTGCTTCCTCGCAAAACCATTTAACAAAATCTTCACAATCTATGTTGTGTGTCCTGCTACCACTCTTCATACCAAAATGAATGTCTGTGAAGCAGGCTGCTTTCTTAAATAACGGCATTCTTTACTCCTTACTATATTGTAACGGATTTAATGATAAAAGTCAAGATTTTTTCTTTTCACCGCGAGGTGCAGTATCTCCATTGTCCCTATCAGCATTTTGGCGTGTCCAACTTGGATTCATTCCATTCATTTCCAATATATCATCTCGGATGTTTTGGTTGCGCTTTTCGATATTGATAATTCTAACGAATGAATTGGTTACTGCTGCGGTGTAATATGCGAATGGATTCTGTGATTTGGATTCATCAAACTGCAATCCAATCTGCGCCAACTGTAGAATGGCCTGTCCCTTCATCTCATCGTTATAGGTATAGCCTCTCACGTTACCACGTGTTGCGTATCTATCACATAACTTCATCCACATCAGTGCAAGTTTGTTAGTTGCCTTGCCTACCTTTGGATTAAAGCATCCGTTTTCCATACCACCTTCCCAATGGCTCTTGCCCACGCAGATTAGGTTGTCCTTCTCATCAAACTTCCAATGCTGGAAAGGTGGAAAGTTTACCTTGACGTGGCTATCAGCAGTATTCTTTTTGGTTTTCTTCCTTGTAAGATCCTCCGGAATGTGTTCAAATGTCATAATACGAAAGACTAGATTCTCTTTCTGCATTTTTCGATAGTCTATTTCAAATTGCTTTGCGGGAATTTTCTTGCCAGCAGCCTCAACTGCTGCTTCGTGTGCTTGTTTAGATAACCTTGAAGCACGGTTCCTTTTTGCTTCTGCA